TTAAAGCCCCAAATCCTTCTTGATTTTTAAACGAGTGCCTTCAGGTATCTCTTTCTTACCGTGGTTAGGGAAAACAGTTTTTTTACCGTTAAGTTCGATAATCATGTGTGATCCTTTACCTTTTCGCGCAAAGATAACTCCTTGCGCTAAAAGCCATCGTTTAAACTCGTTGTAGCTCATTAAGCATCCCCTAGTTTAAACATGAGATTATTATAGGACAAATTTGTCTTATTATCAATAAGTTTATGAGACATTTTTGTCTTATTTTTCTTTGGTCGATAGTTAAGAAAAAGCCCCTTATTTGAGGGGCTTTCTTTTATATACGGAACTTTCACGCCAAATGTATTCTTTACCTTCAATTACTATTCGATCAGTACCAATAATTTTAAATAATTTACCATTAGTACTTGAGAGAGTTTTGAAATAGCCCTCATTGTCTAATGTAACTAAAGCTAAGATAGGTAAACTATCTTTTTTGTCGGATTCATAAAGGTATGTAAATTCAATACTCATGGCATAGGTTTATTGAGACTTTTTCAAATCATATTCTTTAAAGCGGATTAATTCTATGCCTGTTAATTCATTAATCTGTGATAAACGAGTTTGTAATGGCATGATCTCATTGTGATAGAAAACATCTGCAGCATCCATGACAGAACCGAAACCACCAGTATTATTCGGAACGATCCCCATGAGTTGAGGTGGAATCCGAAGTGCTGCAAGTACATCATCGCGAGTGATTGATTTGATATTTGCAAAATCATCTTTTGCAGCTATTTCAGATACGGGAATGATCTGTATGCCGTCCTTCTTTCCGTTAGGGCTGTAAAAGAATAAGTTACGGAAGTTACCCGGCCCTTTACTGTTTTTTAATGCTTCACGCAAATTATCAATATCTTTAGGATCATTAGCTGGATCGTTTACATACATGATGAATCCAGCATGACTACCATTGTTATAGTATTTACGACGAAATAAAGTTGCTGACTCATTAAGCCATGCACTTTGTAGTGTTGCGATGTATTCAGGTTTGCCATAAATCTCCTGATCGATATCGGATTCTCTTACATGAGTAATTCGTCCTTCAGGAAATTCATATTCTGAATAACCGTGATGATCATTCGTAATCATGAAATAGCGATTATCTTCACCAACACGCATATATTTTGAGAGACTTGGCTTAAATTTTATTGTGCGCTTTGTAACTGACCTGATCTCTTCAAGATAAAGATTTCCTGACCAAATAAAATCAAAAACGACTTGTTCAAAAGCAGATCGGCTTAAAAGAGGATGGGGCTTAAATAAATTTACAAGGAAGTTACGCTTATAAATAATTCCACTTGAAAGATAGGGGGTTGAACTGAATGATTTTGATAATCCAGCAAGACTTACCGCAGGTTCATACCAGCGTCCGTTAAACCAACACTCCATATATTCGGATAATTCACCACCTGATAAAACAGGTACAGGATCACCAAAAGTAAAGGCTTCTGTACGACCAATAGGTTTAGCTGATTGGACTTGAGTTGATATGACATTGAAGGCACTTTTTAAAAGATGAATGGGTTTCATTGGTAAATCTCCAAAATTGATGTATTTGAAACAGTTGCGCCTTCTAACGGCTCGTTATAAATGGCATGCATGAGTGCCCAAGCTAGATCGGCATGGCCAATTTCTTCAGATCGGCCAGCTGTGAATGTCATTTGTCGTTGACTTGCCGTAAGCGTCTTTTTGATGCTCATAAGTGATTGAGCAATATCTGTATGACCTGCGTCGAATTCCAATCGACCATTTCGGATAACATCGAGTGTTTTTAAAACAAGCTGGGTTTTGACTTCAGGGCTATAGCTAAAGGTCGTTAGGTTCGGGAAGAATTGACGGACCAATTGGGCAACACCAGTACCCATACCTGTGGTGTCTAAACCGATATAGGTGACGTTGTATCGCAGGGTAATTTGTCGGATTTGTTCTGCTTGAGCTTTAAAGTCCATGCCACGGAATTGGTGGCGCTCTAAGATACGGAATTTGCCATTAGCAACAGATGGAGGCGCTACTACTACAAGACCAGCACTATCGCCTGTCTCAGCTGGGTCATAGCCCACCCAAACTGGACGACTGGCGAGGGGGCGAGCATGGAATGGTTTATAATCATCAGCCCATGCTTCCCAGCTATCAACCATACATGCTTGCAGCATGTTTAAAGGGAATATTGAAGCGCCATCATCAATGAATTGACACATCAATAAGTTGGCAAACTCTTCAGCTGAGTATTCGAAACGAAGCTCATCAATATCGAATAAATCACAGCCGCCATTTTCCGCATCAAGAATTGTAACGATCTGTCGCCAAATTTTGTCTTCACAATATCGACCACGTTTTAACGCATCATGAGAGACATCAATATTTAAACGCTGGTCTTTAGGTCTGCCTCGGTTATAGCGTTCACCAGTCCAAAATGCATAGGCTTGGTGTGCCATCGTTGATGGGGTAGAGAAATAGGTTTTGCGCCATTTCTTATGCATGGCCATACCTGACGCGACTTTGTTTAGTTCATTAAATCCATACGTCCAGAAAAATTCGTCGAAATAAAAATTACCGTGGTGGCCTTGAGCTGTTCGGGCATTCGTACCCAAGAAAGTGAGATTTGCTTGGTTATTACCTATGATGATTGGATCACCTTTAAGCTCCACCCCCGTATGTTCAAAAGCAAATTGTTGAATATAAGTTTTGAAAATATGCGCTTGAGCTTTTGATGCAGATAAGAAAATCTGATTGCGGCCAGTTTTAAGCGCATCAATAAATGCCTCACGTGCAAAGTAATAAGTTGCCCCGATTTGACGACTTTTTAGAATTGCACGTGTACGTTGATTGCCAGCTCGATACCAGTCCCATTGGTAGTCGTAGAGATTTTCCTCAAATGCAGTAATGAGGATCTCGACCTCTTGTTCCGTAAATGTGTTTGGTTTTTTCTGCTTTTTGGCAACCGCATTACGATTTTGAATATTTGGATTTAGGTCTGATTCTTTGCCTGTATCTCGGTAACGCTCAATTCTGGCCAGTCGTTCCAACTCCCTCATTAAGAGGTCGACTTCCTTCATGTCACCGCTTTTTTTTTTGTTTTTAAAAATGAGTGTAATGAGGCGGGCTTCAATAGCTTGAGCCACACGGTTTTCAGGTTTAGTTTTTTCCCATTCGTCGCGGGTTTTCCATGCCTGAACTGTTCTTTCATTTTCATCAAGAACTTCGGCAATTTCGCTGATTTTCCAGCCACACCAATAAAGAAATTTTGCTTTCAGTCGATTGTCGAGAAACAAATTGACATTTGCTAGTTGTGAAAATTCATTCATATCCAATGTCTGCTATTTATCTGCTGCAAACATTGGCAGTACATGCTTTTAGATTCAGCCTTAGTGAGTTGTAAACCGTTGAATTACAACTGACACTCGTTGCGACGACATAGTCACATTGCCCATTCTGCACCTATCGAAATTGCCCGAACTCCAATTTTCAAAGGTAAATGCAGCATGAGCAGCAAAGAGCAGAAACCAAAAAAAGTTAAATCAAAGTGGTTCCGTATTGCCACGGCAGGGGATACCACAGATGGTCGTGAAATTCAGGAAAACTGGATTCAAGAAATTGTCGAAACTTATAACCCACAAACTTACGGTGCGCGTATTAACGTCGAACACATCCGTAGCGTTTTTCCTGATAGCAGCTTTGGTGCTTACGGGGATGTGGTAGCTGTTAAAGCTGAAAAGGTTGAGGTTAACGGTGAAAAAAAACTAACCCTGTTTGCCCAGATTGAACCAAATGAAAATTTGATTGAACTCAATAAGCGTAAGCAAAAAATTTATACGTCAATTGAAGTTAATCCAAATTTCGCTAACACGGGTAAAGCTTATCTCGTGGGGTTGGCAGTCACTGATAGCCCAGCATCATTGGGTACCGATATGTTGCAGTTCGCTGCAAATGCAGAAGTAAATCCTCTTGAAAGTAAAAAACAGCATAAAGACAACCTGTTTACAGCTGCAATTGAAGCTGATCTGGATTTTGAAGAAGTTGCAGAACCAAAAGTTTTCGGTGCTGGCTTAGTCGAATCAGTGCGTAAGCTGTTCAAAAAACAAGAACAACAAGACCAAGCAACAACTGAATCTTTCAGTAATCAGGAACAAGCAATTCTTGAAATTGCCCAACAAGCTGCCGATCAGGGGGCCGAAGTAACAGAGCTTCAAAATTCCTATAAAGAGCTTCAGCAAAAGCATGAGCAGTTGGCCAACGATTTTTCAGAACTCAAAGAAAAGCTCGACGGCACTCCAGACCAACCATCCCGTCCAAAAGCCTCTCGTTCTTCATTCTCTGAATTAGATGAAGACGTCGATTGTTAAGTCACGAATATTTAAAAAGTTATTGAGTAGTAATTATGCGTCCAGTTACCCGTAAAAAATATAATGCAGTAATGTCGAAATTAGCCGAATTAAACGGTGTAGAGACAGTCGAGAAAAAATTTACTGTAGAACCATCAGTTCAACAAAAGCTTATTGATCATATTCAAGCTTCATCAACTTTCTTACAACGTATCAATATCCATGTGGTTCCTGAACAATCAGGTGAAGCTATTGGCTTAGGTATCACTCGCCCAATTGCATCGCGTACCAATACTAATGTGGGTGAGCGACAAGCATCAGATCCTACAGCTTTAGACAACCGTTTTTATTTCTGCCGTAAAACAGATTTTGATACCGCCATCAAATATCAAAAGCTAGATCAATGGGCGAAGTTCAAAGACTTTTATTCACGTCTTCGTGGTGTAATTGTTAAACGTCAAGCACTTGACCGTATCATGATCGGCTTTAACGGTGTTTCAATTGCTGCGGATACTGATATTGTTGCGAATCCACTTTTGCAAGATGTAAACAAAGGTTGGTTACAGAAGCAACGTGAAGAAAATAAGAGTCGAGTATTAAAAGAAGGCGCAACTGCAGGCAAGTTAACAATTGGTAAAGATGGCGATTATAAAAACCTTGATGCATTAGTCATGAATCTTGTTGATGAAATGATTGATGAAGTTCATCAAGAAAATCCTGATTTGGTTGTTATTTGCAGTCGTAAGCTTCAATCAGACAAATATTTCCCATTGGTCAATAAAGATCAGGAAAACTCAGAAAAATTAGCTGCTGATATTATTATCAGTCAAAAAAGAATGGGTAATTTACCTGTTTATGCAGTTCCATTTTTCCCTGAAAACTGCCTTCTTGTGACGACCTTTGACAACCTTTCTATTTATGTTCAGGAAGGTGGCCTACGTCGTACAGTCATTGACAACCCTAAACGCGACCAAATTGAAAACTATGAATCTTCAAATGAAGACTATTACATTGAAGATCTCGGTCTTGCGGCAATGGCTGAAAACATTGAAGTGCTTGCGGGGTAACGTGCATGAACTTTGCCCGTCAACATTTTCGTAAACATCAAGCTAAATCTGCAGCTGAACAAGCTGCAGAGTTCGGCAGTATGAAAAATGCAACGGCATACGAACTGCAACTTATGCAGCTCAACAATGACCGCGCCCGCTTGAAGCAGATCCAATCAACTGAAAATAAGATCAAACTGAAAGCAGAGTTACTGCCTACTTATGCCCCATACATCGATGGCATTTTGGAAGCCCAAAGTGGCGTACAAGATGAGATTCTCACTGAAATGATGATCTGGAATATTGATACATCTAATTTCAGCCGAGCATTACAGATTGCGGAATATGTTCTGGTTCACAACTTAGCATTACCAGACCGTTTTGAACGTACACCAGCTTGTGTCATCACAGAAGAAATTTCTGCAGCATTCCTTAAACAGCTTAAAACGAATGTTGAAATTGATATCGATGTGCTGAAGCAACTCGAAAGTTTAATGACCAATCCAGATTTACCAGAGAAAACTCTGGATATGCCAGATCAGGTAAAAGCCAAGATGTATTTAGCTTTAGGTAAGGCTGAAATTCGTCTTATCAGCGATAAGGATAAGCCTGATCTTGTCCATACAAAAGCAGCTGCAGATTATTTGCAAAAAGCAGTTGAACTTGATGACAAATGTGGTGGTCGTGGGGATTTGAATATGGTTCAAAAACTCCTTGATAAATTTGCCCCAGCCACTGAAGCCAATAAGGGTGATGCAGCTGCATCATCATAACGAGTGCCCACGCACCGCACTGGCGAACAATGGTAGTGATCAACTGACACAGTAAATCTTCACCGAGCCATTGTTCCCACCAGTGCTTTAAAGATTGGGGAGCAATATGAGTTTTGTCGCAAGCGGTAATACTACACCGTCAAAAATTACGATCAGTAGTAGTGATTTTTTTCCAAGTATTTCACTTGATGAAATTCGAGATTTTGTTCGTATTGATGGGGCAGTGACTGATGCCCGTTTAAAGCAAGTTACTTTAGAAGAAATTATCGATGTCAATCGCTTACTTTCGAGTTTAGTAACAATGGCATCTAGTCTAGCTGATTTGGCCACAGGGCAGGTTGATGGAAAGCCTGATACAGAAATTCTGTATTTTTCTGCTATTTCGAATGGTGTTGCCGCAAAAGTTAATGAGCAATATCGCAGTTACGACACAAGTGCTGCAGGTAATAAAAATGCAAAAGAATTAACTCCAACGATTGATGAATGCCGACGAAATAAGCAATGGGCCATCAAACAATTACTAGGTCAAACTCATACGACGGTTGAATTGATATGAACACAGTTAGATCAATTCAGAATGACACTATCGACCTAATTTGTTGGCGTTATTACGGCCGTTCTCTTGGTGTTGTCGAGAAAGTTTTAGAAGCAAATCCAAAACTGGCAAGCATAGGCGCAATTCTACCCATTGGTACTGAAGTCAATTTACCTGAATTATCGGCTCCTCAACAAATTACACAATCTATCCAGTTATGGGACTAAATATGCCAGAACCAACTTCAACTACAGCTGCAACAACAACCAGCCTCGCAGCGGTTTCATTATTACCATTTATCAATGGTAATGCCTTGCTTGGCGCTGTATTAGGCGCAGCGTTTGTGGCTTATCTCGAAAAAGACCTTAGTGCAAAACAACGCATAGTATTCATGTTGTTATGTGTTGGCTTTGGTTATTTACTTGGACCTGAAATTACAAGCCGAACTCAGTACATCAGCAGTGATGCAACGGCATCAATGGTTGCGGCCATTTTTGCAATTTACATCCTGATCAAACTACTTGATTGGGTCAAAAACTCTACTCTTGCTCAGCTCTGGAAAACTTTTCGAGGAGGAGGTAACTCATGATCTTAGTTCAAATCGTCGCTGTGCTTTGTTATTTGTTCTGTGGCTTCCGAATCCTTAGTTTTGAGCGCACGGGGCATCATAAAGGTTTTGCTTGTCTTGCAACGGTACTAGTAGCAAGTTTCATTGGGCAAGCAGTTTATATCGTGTTTTTTAAAGAACCGGTCACAGTATGGGATGCCATTTTAGCCATGCTGCTCACTCTTATCATCTATCGCACAAAAGGTAATGTAGCAAAAATCTGGAGTACATCATGATCTTAAAATTTGGCTCAAAAGGTACTGCTGTAGTTACTTTGCAAAGACAATTAGCCGGTATGGGATATAAAGGCAAAACCGGGAAAGTATTAAGTATCGACGGTATTTTTGGTGAGAGCACGGAATATGCCGTAATTCAGTTTCAAAAAAAAGTTGGGCTGGTGGCCGATGGTAAGGTCGGTGACAAAACACGTGAAGCTTTAGCTGGTAATGGCCTTGATAAATTACTTAAAAACTCTGATTACGTTAATGCAGCCAAGCGTTTAGGCGTACCGGAATTAGTCATCCGGGTATTCGGGGCAGTTGAGGGAGAAGGTGTCGGCTTTTTGAAAAATGGAAAGGTCAAGATCCTGTTTGAACGTCATCGGATGTATGAATATTTAAAACGATTCAAGGGCGATACTTTTGCTAAAAATCAAATGAAATTGGTACCTAACTTAGTAAATACTAAATCGGGTGGTTATCATGGTAATGAAGCTGAACATGTCCGTTTAGCATTAGCGAAACAGATCCATGAAGAATCGGCACTTATGTCGACATCATGGGGCCAATTTCAAATCATGGGTGAAAATTGGAAATCACTTGGTTATGAGTCTGTTTATGATCTTGTTGCACAAATGCAGGCAAGTGAGTCATTACAACTCGAAGCTTTTATTCGCTTTATTGAGTGGAAACCGGGACTCCTCGAGGCTCTAAAAAAACAGGACTGGAATACCGTTTTTACTTTATATAACGGTAAAAATTATAAGAAATTGGGTTATCAGGCAAAGTTCCAGAAAGAGTGGGATCACCTCGAGCCGATTTATGGTGGGGATCTAGCTGCATGAAAAAATTAAATGATCTTAGGGAACATTTATTAAATGCGGTGATTGAACTTCGTCGTGATCCAGATCGTTTACTTATTTTTGCTGATCAAGGTGCATTGAAATGCACCTTTGCTTCAGGGCTATCTTATGAATATGAGTACCAAGCTCAGCTTATATTGACCGATTATGCTGGTGATATTGATTCAATCGCTATTCCTTTATTTGATTGGATTCGTGTCAACCAGAGTGAGTTATTAGCAAATTTAGATCGGGTTAAGCAAGGTATCCATTTTGAAGCAGAGCTACTTGATAATAGGAAAGTGGATTTAGCCATCACTATTCCTTTAACTGAGCGGGTTATTGTCAAACGATCTCAAAATGGGATTATGCACATTGAAACTCCACCTGAACCCCAAGTTATAAAAACAGAACCCGGGCAAGAAGTCACTTTAATTGATAATGAAACAGGGCAACGCTTAGCGACTTGGATGTCTGCAGATATTCCTGATAGTTATGCTGTGGCCATGCCTTTGCCTAAAAGGGATTAATCATGGCAGATATGAAAGCTTTGGTTGATCATTTAGGAATTTTACTAAATCAACTTAGTGATAAAGAAAAACGTAAGCTCAGTATGGAAATTGGGCGTAAATTACGGAGAAGCCAAAGTACCCGTATTTCTAATCAAAAAAATCCAGATGGAAGCCCATATCAACCAAGAAAAAAGCAGAAGATCCGGGATAAAAAAGGTCATATCAAAAATAAAATGTTTACCCGGATTAAAATGGCTCGATTCATGAAAGTTAAACAAGAACCTAACGGAGCCTCAGTTGGCTTCTTGGGAAATGTTGCGTTTATTGCCCAAGTTCACCAATTAGGTTTACGTGACCGTGTACACCGAAGAAAGAATAGCCCCGTTGTTAAATACCCAGCTCGTGAGTTACTTGGTTTTACATCAGAAGAAATTGAAATGATTGAGAATGATGTATTAAGCCATTTCTCCAAAATAAGCTAGTTTTTTATAAATATCAGTAATTTTGTTGATTTGAATCTTGTAATTAATCATCATTTTTAAAACCTAAATTGATCTAATGAGATTATGAAAATTTCAAGATTCTTTTTTGCAAAGAATACATTTGTTCCGGCCGTGCACAGGCTTAATTTCCGTCTATCTAAAATAGTTAATAATCTTGATTCAAAGGTATTAGTAACTACTGAAGAGATCACTTACCTTCAAATCCGGGACCTTACAAAAGAGACGGAGGAATTGGTTTATAGCTTAGCTAAAGAAGACTATTTAGAAATCGTTTCGAAGAAAACACTCCCGTCCGACTAAGTTGTAATTTCCTCAATTACAACTCCCACCACATGCATTTCTAATCATGCTGCAACACGATTGCAGCATGAACATTTCAGAAATTTTACGTCGTTTAGAAAACATGATTAGGTTCGGTTCAATCGACACAGTCGATTTGAATCAAGCCTTTTGTACTGTCAATCTTGGCGATATTAAGACAGCTCCACTTAACTGGCTCAATTTAAGAGCCGGGGCAGACTCGACTTGGGATCCACCAACTTCAGGCGAGCGTTGTATTGTGTTCTCTCCATCTGGAGAGTTAGCGCAAGGTATTGTGCTATTCGGAATTTATAGTGAAGAAAATACTGCTCCGACTAACGCTGCAAATATCAAATTGCGCAAGTTTTCAGACGGAACAGTTATTCAATATGACACTAACTCTCATGTGCTTAAAGCCACTTTAACAGGTGGAGGTAAAGTAGAAATCACTGCATCAGGTGGCATCACATTAAATGGTAATACAACCATCAATGGTTCATTAACAGCTACAGGTGTAACCACAGTTAAGAGCAGCTTAAATGCTAGTGGCAATATCACTTCAAATGCTGATGTAAAAGCAGGGAATATTAGCCTAAGCGGGCATAAACATACTGGTGTTCAGGGTGGTGGTTCAACTTCTGGAGGACCAGTGCCATGAGCATGAATCGCTTAACAGGTCTAATTGTTATTGATGAGATTGAATCTATACGTCAATCCATAACAGATATTTTAACAACACCGATTGGTAGTCGACTCATGCGACGTGAGTATGGCTCTCTGCTTTATGACCTTATCGATCAGCCTATTAACGACGTTCTTATTTTGAAATGCTACAGCGCAATTTATTCAGCTCTTTTGCGTTGGGAACCCCGTATCAATATCAACCAGATCAGTATCTTCAGTATTGAAGGTGCACGTATGCAAATTAGTCTTGATGCTGATCTTGTTCAACAGAACCAACCTGTGAATTTATCACTAGCGTTAAATCTTGGAGCAGCTGCATGAGTGTTGTGGATTTTTCACAATTGCCACCTCCAAATCTGATTAAGGAATTAGATTTCGAGCAAATCTTGGCAAAGAGAAAAGAACGTTTTATTTCACTGTTTCCAACCGAACAGCAGCTTCAGTGGAAAGAAGTTTTAGAACGTGAATCAGAACCTGTAACCAAGCTTCTGGAAGAAAATGCTTACATGGAGCTAATACTGACGAATCAGATTAACCAAGATGCAAGGGCTTTACTGCTGGCATTTAGTAGTGGTTCTGATCTTGATCATATTGCTATAAGTTATTATGGATTAAAGCGTTTAGTTATTACACCAGCAAATCCAAATACTGTTCCACCAACTGCCGCAGTTATGGAAACAGATGAAAATCTTAAGGAACGTTGCATATTGTCCTTATCAGGATTCAATACAGCTGGTGCGACGAATGCTTATAAGTTTTTTGCTAAGTCAGCAGATGGCCGTGTTGCAGATGCATCTATCATTTCACATGAAGATAATCCTTGTTTTCTGGATGTTTATATTACCCAACATGACAGCACTAACTATGAAGCTTCGCCTGATTTAATAAATATCGTTCAAAAAGCTTTAGATCCAGAAGATGTTAGACCTGTAGGGGATAGACCTACCGTTCATAGTAGCAAAGCGGTTCCATATCAAATCCAAGCCCGACTCTATATTTCTCAAACTGCTGAAAACGTCATGCTTTTATCAGTTGCCAAAAAGCGGCTAGAAAAGTATGTCGAGAACTCTAAAAAAATTGGTCAATCCATTAGACGTTCTGCAATTTATGCAGCTTTGCATGTGGATGGGGTCAGCCGTGTTGAAATCCTTAATTTAACCTCTGATATTGAGATTAGTCGTTCTCAACATGCTTTTTGTACATCCCTCGATATACAAATTGGTGGTACGGAATAATGAAATCTCTATTACCACCAAATGCCACTGAACTCGAAAAAAAATTAGCAGAAACAGGGGCAGAAGCTTTTAAAAAGCCCTCGATCCGACTAGCGAAAGATGTTGATCAGACTCCTGCAGAGTTTCTAGCGTTTCTTGCTTGGGAACGACAAGTAAATTACTGGCGTGATGAATGGCCAGACGCTTTGAAGCGGCGAATCATCAATGAAGCAATCCCTCAGCACAAGATAAAAGGAACACCGGCAGCGATTAAGAGGGCATTAGAGCCATTTGGTTTTGAAGTCACTTTAATCGAATGGTTTCAAACAGATCCCCCGGGTCGACCCGGCACATTTGCACTTCAACTTGATTTGGTCGGTAAAGAGTTGACCGAAGAGACCTATCACGAAGTGAACAGACTTGTTGAAGATTCGAAAGCAGCTACTCGGCACGTAACAAACGTCCAAATCACTTCAAATCCTGTTTTATACATTAATACAGCGATTGCACTTCAAGACGCAGTGACAATCGAATGCATGCCACAAGGTTATCAATAAATGAGCAGTCCATATTACAACGTAACGACCAATGCAGGTGACGCAGCCATTGCGAATGCGATTGCCACTAATACAAAGCTCAACATTACCCATGTTGCTTTTGGGGATGGTAATGGATCCTCACCTACACCAGACAAATCTCGAACTACTTTGGTTAAAGAGGTTTATAGACAAGCTGTAAACAAGTACACAAAGCATCCAACAATTAGTAATTTTCTTATTGTGGAGGCAATTTTACCGCCGATAGTAGGTAGCTTTTATATTCGTGAAATCGGATTAATTATTGATAGTAAGACCATGATTACACATGGTGCAGTTGCTCCAGTGTTTAAAGAAGCTAACTCTGTACGTGAATACCGATTAAAGTTCACGATTAACATTCAGGATGCTGAAATTGTTAATGTCATGCTGGATGACACGTTGATCTATGCCACTCAAGATTGGGTAAATGATAACTATGTACCTCGTGCAGAGATTATCAATAATCTAACGACTAATGATGCAACAAAGCCCTTGTCTGCTGCACAAGGTAAAAATCTTCAAGATAATAAATTGGATAAAACTGCAAATGCAGTAAGTGCATCCAAACTTTTAACACCCCGGACTTTTTCCATCTCAGGGGATGGTACAGCTTCTGGATCCTTTAATGGCACTGCTAACTTAGCTCTACCTCTAGTTTTAGCAAACACTGGAGTTGCAGCTGGAACCTATGGCGGGGTAACCATAGATCCAGCAACAACCTATATTCCAGTGGTGCAATTCGATGCAAAAGGCAGGGCTGTAAGTGCGTCTAATGTGCCAATGAAACCGGCAACGACTGCGCAGTTCGGATTAACCAAGTTAAACGCAAATGTTAATTCAAATTCGCAAACAGAAGCCGCAACACCGTCTGCTGTAAAAGCGGCTTACGATACTGCGGTTAATGCAAATAGCAGAAGTTTAGATAATCAAAAGCGTCTAAATCAGTTAGATCAGGATGTATTACTTCGTGAAGAAGTCTTATGGATGCCCGGTTCTGACAGTATTAGGGTTTTTAAAAATATTGTTGGTTTTCAGAAGAAAATTAATGGAATTAAAGGGGCGTTAGTACTCCATTTACCTGCCGCAAAAAATAAATCCACCACAATGATGGGTTTGAAAATTAAAGGTTATGACTATCGGAATAACGCTGGTATTTGGGAACTTAATATAGGAGGGTATAACTATTCTACAGGTTGGTTATGCAATTCTGCTGCATTACAGGGTTTAGCTCCTTTTAATATCGTACGTCTTGCACAAGCGGCAGATCACCAAGTAATTATTTTAGGAACAGAGGATACCAATTGGTTATATCCAATGGTTCTATTAGATGAATTAATTACTGGATATACAAATATTTCTGGCTGGCGTGATGGTTTTAATTTCACATTTGAAACAGACCTAACACCTTATACAGCAATGGTTACGCCTCTTTTATATGGAACGCCAAGAGCGCAAAATGCTGATACATTGATGTTTGCACGAACCATTGGTCTTTCTGGTGCTGCAACTGGTACTCCTACTAACTTTGATGGATCGGCCAATATTTTAATTCCTGTTACATCACTTGATGCCAGTAAATTAACTGGTACAGCTGGAGTAAATACAACTGGTTCAGCGGCTAAACTGACAACACCACGTACAATAGCTTTATCCGGAGCAGCAACAGGTACAGCTACTAATTTTGATGGATCGGCCAATATTTCAATTCCTGTTACATCACTCGATGCCAGTAAGTTGACTGGTACCGCAGGGGTTAATACAACAGGTTCAGCAGCCAAACTCACCACACCAAGAAAAATTGCTTTATCTGGTGCTGCAACTGGTACAGCAACGAACTTTGATGGTTCATTAGATATTTCAATACCTGTTACCTCATTAGATGCCAGTAAATTAACTGGTACAGCTGGCGTGAATACTACTGGATCGGCTGCAAAGCTTACGACACCACGAAATATTAATGGTGTTCCGTTTGATGGAACTAGTCATATTACTGTTTATGATTCTTCTAAATTGCCTATGACTGGTGGCAGCCTTACGGGTCCTTTAGCTGCTCCTACTTTAGGTATTCTCAATACTGATGGAACGACTGGCCGAGGAATCTCACTTTATGGTGGTGCATCAAGTGGGCGACCAAATTATGGTGTGTATTTTGCCGGAACCCCGACATTCGGATACCACGGGGATATTACTGGCCCGTGGGCTACTTACTTTAGCGTCATTACATCAAATGATACACGTGGGTGGATTTTCCAAGCTAACGATAAAAATATTGTGTCAATTTCAACAAATGGTGTTGTCACAGCTCCCACATTCGTTGGTGGATTAAAAGGAAATGCCGATACAGCTTCTAAATTATCTGCGGTACGAACAATCACTTTTAATGGCGATGTAAGCGGCTCTTATGGATTTGATGGTTCTGTTAATGCATTTTGTAACATTAGCGTGAAGGTCGCAACTACTTCACAGAAAGGTATTGTTCAGCTTAATAACACCTTGAGTTCAACGGCAACAGATCAAGCATTAACGGCCGCTCAAGGTAAAGCATTAAATGAAAGTAAAGTTAGTCATGGAGATTATGGTCTGGGTCAGACCTTAAATGTGCCTGAAAATGTATTGTTGTCTGAACTTACTACTCAAAACTCTTTTTGGTCACGTGGATCTGGTCCAATACCTGCGGATTCCCCAGTTAATGGGGCTATTAAAGCCATTAATTTTGGTCCTTCACCGTGGAATTCTCAGATTGTTGTACCAGCCTATACAAATCAAATGTTCCTACGTTCAAGAGTGGCTGCTGATGGGGCATTCAGAACATGGAGAGAGTTTGCATTTACGGATAGCGATATCACAGGTAATGCGGCTACAGCAAGTAAATTAAAAACACCAGTTACGATTAATGGTGTCTATTTTGATGGTACTTCAAATATCACTGTCAATGACTCAACAAAATTGCCAACTACGGGGGGAACAATTTCTGGGAACCTTGCTGTTAATGGATATGTTTTAACTGGCCAAATTAATGGTAATGCTGATCCGTTATCTATTTTAAGCGGTTCATCTGCAAGAGGTATTAATATCGGTCAATTATTGGTTTCTAATCAATATTCTGATGTAACCAAAGTACCTGCTAACGGTGGCTATATTAGAGGGAATTTAATTGTTGGTGGTGGAGTCACAGGGAATGCTTCAACAGCAACAAAGCTTGCTACCGCTAGAAAAATTAACGGAATTAATTTTGATGGTACCGCTGATATTACGATTAGTAACTTACCGAACACAATATCTGTAGGTAATGGCCAAAGCTCAGTTTATGCATCTATGCAGTTTGGTAACTACAATAAAGTAACTGGCGCAGGTTACATGAATGTCTTACATAATGGTTTATGGGAAGACGGTTTACGCCAAATTGGGTTATCAAATTATAGCGATACAGGTGCACATATTTCGACTCTATGGGTCGGTAAATCAAATGCATATATCAAGCTTGGGACTACAGATTATCAGCTTGCAAAGGTTACTGATAATGTTGCTAGTGCAACAAAATTAGCAACCGCCCGGACTCTTAGTGCTTCAGGTGATGGTACTTGGTCAGTTTCATTTGATGGTAGTGCAAATGCAAGTGCTGTATTTACACTTGCTAATTCTGGCGTAGCTGCAGGGACTTATCAGTCTGTTACGGTTGATGCGAAAGGGCGGGTTACTTCTGGCCAAACCGTTACTACTGGTCTTGTAACGAGTAATGCTGCAACTGGAACTACCAATACAGCAACAAGTAATACCAATACATTCTTAAATGTAGTTGAGACGAAAGGTGGTGCTGCTTCATCAGTTGGGACCTCTACGCAAATAACAGGTGCGGGTAGTGTTACAGTTTCTTCTGATGCTGCAGGTAAATTGGTTATTACTGGTACAAATACAACTTATACTGCAGGAAATGGCCTATCACTTACAGGAACTGTTTTTAGTGCGAAACTTTTAAATGTCCTGACATCAACTGATGCCACCTCAGCATTGACTGCTGCACAAGGTAAAGTTCTAAAAGATACAGTCGATCAAAAATTAGATAAAACTGGCGGTACCATTACTGGAGACTTAGCTGTCAAAGGTAAGTTCACATTAGATCAATCAAATCTTGTGGTTGTATCCGGTTCGGATTATCAAATTACATATGACTATGCGACACGAATTGCAACTATAGAAATGACTTTGTTTGAGAATAAGCGAATTGTAGATGCAATGCCGCGGTATAGCTCAAATAGTGCATGGGTTTTTGCATTAGAAGTTTCTTTACCTATCCAGTTAAAGAAAAGACTTACAGAACATTTTTACATTACTGAATATGTAGAAGGAAACGTTCAATTTGGCCAAGAGGCTTCAGAGTGGATGTTTAACTGTATGCCATCAAATTATCGACCATATTCTAAAGATACTAATGGTGCGTATGTGGCTGATCCGACCAAACGTGTTTCAGCATTAGGTGAATCAAAAGTATTTGTTCTGGCGCGTCGTTGGTCAGGTGACAACGACGAACCATGTAGTGGTTATTTACGAGTTACAGGATTATTTTAATGAAATATTTCTTCCATTTTGAAAACCAACTTTTTGATATTGCCTTCAATGACCAAACAAAGCCTAAAAACGGCTTTGTTGAGGTCACTAAGGCCAAATATGACCAGCTACTCAACGCAGTAAATATGGGATTGAAGATTTTTGAAGACTTAACTTGTTCTGGGCCTAAACCTAGCCCGTATCATATTTGGGGGAAAAATGGTTGGTATGATCCACGGACTCCAGACCAAAAACGAGCAGAATATTTGTTGTCTTTAAAACCGCTTACACGTCGCCAATTCAAGTTGGCTTTACTTCAGAATAATTTACTAGATGAAGTTGAAAAGAAAATGGCTGAAATTGAGGACCCCTTTATGAGGAATAAAATTCAGATTGAATATAATGAATCCTTAAATTTTGAGCGAAATAATGAATCAGTTTTATTTATGACAAGTGTATTAAATATAACTGAGGAGGAGGTCGACAAGATGTGGGAACAAGCCATGACCTTATAAAGGATTAGTTGTAATACTGCCGTTTACAACTGCCACAGAATGAAATCATACGTGCAATTTGAAAACCTGTGATCTGACAAAAAACCAATCAGACCACAGGTTTATTTTTATGGCAGATTCATATCACCACGGGGTCCGGGTTTTCGAAATTAATAACGGAACCCGTCCCATTCGCACCATATCAACAGCCGTTATCGGTATGGTGTGTACTGCTTCTGATGCAGATGAACAAACATTTCCCCTTAATACGGCAGTTTTGATCACCGATATTCAAGCTGCTATTGGTAAAGCTGGTGTACAAGGTACGCTTGCTCGTTCTTTACAGGCCATTGCTGATCAGACGAATGCGGTCGTTATCGTTGTCCGGGTTGTACAAGAGCAAGATGAAGCAGCACAAACAACTGCTGTTTTAGGGGGAACAACGGACGGTAAATATACCGGTATGAAAGCGTTACTAACTTCAGGTTCTAAATTCGGTATGAAACCTCGTATTTTAGGTGTTCCGGGTTTAGATAATGCAGCAGTTGGTGCGGGTATTACAGCAATTGCTCAACAGTTACGTGGCTTTAGCTATGTATCTGCTTGGGGCTGTAACACAAAAGAAGAAGTTATCGCATATCGTCAGTCCTTTGGTGCACGCGAAACAATGGTCATTTGGCCAGACTTTTTAGGTTGGGATACAGCAACTAATAAAACTACTTCACTAGCTGCGACAGCACGTGCTTTAGGTCTGCGCGCCAAGATTGACCAAGAAATTGGTTGGCATAAAACCTTATCAAACGTTCCTGTGAATGGCGTAACCGGCATTAATAAAGATGTGTTTTGGGATTTACAGTCTTCAGCTACTGATGCCAACTTCTTAAATGAAAATGATGTGACCACGCTGATCCAACGTGATGGTTTCCGCTTTTGGGGTTCTCGTACTTGTTCTGAGGATCCACTCTTTGCCTTTGAAAATTACACTCGAACTGCACAAGTCATTATGGACACTATGGGTGAGGCTCATATGTGGGCAGTCGATAAGCCACTGCATCCATCTTTAGCACGCGACATTATCGAAGGTATCAATGCAAAACTCCGTGACTGGACGACAAACGGCTATCTCGTTGGTGGTGAGGCTTGGTTCGATCCAGCACTTAACCCTGCTGACATTTTAAAAGCCGGGAAGCTACGTATTTCCTACGATTACACGCCAGTTCCACCGTTAGAAGATCTCAGTTTACGCCAGCACATCACTGATAGTTACCTTGCTGATTTTGCTTCACGTATTGCCGCATAAGGGGGGAAATAGCACATGGCTTTACCAAAAAAACTCAAATTAATGGACCTTTTTAATGAAGGGGTTAGCTATTTCGGCCAGACCGGTGAAGTAACCATTCCAAAGCTTGCACGTAAGTTAGAAAACTGGCGTGGTGGTGGTATGGAAGGCAACGTCAAAGTCGATTTAGGTTTTGGTGATGATATCACGACCTTTCAATGGAAGCTTGGTGGGGTAGATCCTCTCATCCTTGAACAATTCGGGGCTTCAACAGTTGGTGCACACATGTTGCGCTTTGCTGGTTCATATCAGCGTGATGATACCGCTGAGATTGATGCATATGAAATTGTTGTACGTGGACGTCATGAAGAAATTGATTTCGGTAATCAGAAAGCTGGTGATAACACTGAAACCACAATTAAGACAATTTGGAGCTATTACAAGCTCAGCATCAATGGCGTGGTTTATATGGAAATTGATATTCCATCTAATAAATTCATTGTCAAAGGTGTCGACCGCAACGCTGAACACATGAAAGCAATTGGCCATTAATCATTTTTCCTTACCTCCGGTTGGCATCAGCCGGAGTCTTTTTTAATTCTTTTTAGGACGAAAATATGAATACCCAAGACCAAACACCAAAGACAGAACTTGAAGAGCAACAGGCTGAAAATCAACAAGCCATTAACCCGGATGTTGAAACAATTGAATTAGATAAACCTATCAAAATGGGTTCGATTGAAATTGCAAAATTAGATATTCGTAAACCAAACGTTATGGCACTTCAGGGCGTAAAAATTACAGACTTGATGCAAGGTGATGTATCAGCAATTTGTACTGTTATCCCGCGTGTATCAAGCCCAACCTTAACAAAAGCCCAAATTAATCAGCTAGAACCTTCGGATCTTGCACAGATTGGGGCCGCACTCATCCTTTTTTTGCAACCGAGCTCAGTACGTGCAGCAATCTTACAGCAACAGTAGATGATGCGATTGCAAATATAGCGGTGGTCTTTCATTGGCCACCGCAAACTTACTCAAATATGACCTTATCTGAATTGATGCAATGGCATCAAAAAGCCATTGAAAGAAATGGAAATGATGCTGAAATATGAAGCAACTTAAACTAGAAGTTATCTTCGGTTCCCAAGATAAACTCAGTCCCGCACTTAAAATTCTTTCTGGCAACAGCAATGCTGCGGCCAGAGCACTCAAGCAAACCAAAGATCAGGTTAAAAACCTAGAATCACAACTAGCAAAAATCGATAGCTACGAAAAACAAAAGTTAATCGTACAGCAGAGCAGTATTGCTTTAAAAAACATGCAGGATCAGGTTAAACACCTGAAAGCTGAAATTGCACAAAACCCAGCTAATAATCTGGCTAAATCATTGGAGCAAACACAGCAACAACTCAAGGCGACTGAGGCTGCAAAAAAACAACTAGATCAACAACTCAAACGTATTGATGCTTTTAGACAACAAAAACAAGCTGCTTTAGATACAACTAAAAGTTATCAAGCAGTTCAGGTTCGTATTGCTGATTTAAAGCGGCAGATGGATGCCCAACCAAGTAAGAAACTGACTCAGGAATTTAACCGGGCATCACGTGAAGCTGAGCAACTTAAGAATCGTATTAATGAACAAGCGATTGCTCTACAACGTTCTCGAAATGATCTTAACCAATATGGAATTAGTACCCGAAATCTAAGCAATGAACATATCCGGGTACGACGAGAGATAGAACATTCAAATAGAACTATTGATCAACAAAAGCAGAGTCTTCGCCAATTAAAAGAAGAGCATAAACAAAGCCAATCTTCATTGCGTGGATTAACTCAGCAACTCACAAATAGCGAGAGGGAAGTCGGTAAATTAACCGCTGAATATGACAAGCAAAAACTACATTTGAAGAATTTAAGCCGGGAGCTAGATTTATCCGGAGTGTCGGTAAATCAACTTGCTACACATCAAGGTAAATTAAAAGACCGGTTGTCTTCTACAAACTCGCAGTTAGATAAACAGCAGCGGCAAATGTCCCAATTGACACGAATGCAGCAAAACTATCAAAAGGTTCAGCAACATTCACGCACAGCAATGATTTATGGAGTTGGTACTACTGCAGCGGGTACAGCGGCTATGTATCAGCTTAGAAAACCTATTGAAGAAAATAAACGTGTAGAAATTGAAGAGAACCGGATTGCATCTTTAGGTTTAGGTGAAAAAGCGACAAAGGAGGCGACCGCTTATGCAAAAGCGATGAAAACCTTCGGTACAAGTACCTTTGATAATTTGCAATTAATGCGTGATGGGATCACTGCCTTTGCCGATGTACATCATGCTGAAATGGTTGCTCCAACGCTCTCAAAAATGAAATTTGCCAATGAAGCAATGTATGGCCATGAACAAGGCAGTGAGAACGAGCGTAAGTTCATGGATATGCTCAAGGTCATTGAACTTCGAAATGGTTTAAGAAGTGAAAAAGCTTTCCAAGAGCAAGCCAACATCATTCAACAAGTTATTACGGCAACAGGTGGACGTGTACAAGCTGGGGAATGGTTAAATGCCATTAAAACGGGTGGTGTAGCTGTTAAAGGTCTTTCAAATGAAGCGTTCTATTACAAAATGGAACCAATCGTTCAAGAACTTGGTGGCCATCGATTCGGTACATCGGCCATGTCGGCATATCAAAACATTTATCAAGGGCGTACAACTAAACGTGCTGCAAATAATTTGTTGGAATTGGGCCTTATTGCTGATCAAAGCAAAGTGACTCACGATAAAGCTGGACAAGTATCATTTTTAAATCCCGGTGCATTGAAAGGTGCTGAACTTTTCAAACGAGATCAATTTGCATGGATGGAACAGGTCCTTTTACCTACTTTAGCTGAAAAGGGCATAACTTCACGTGATCAGATCCATGACACGATTGGAAGCATATTCACAAACAGGAATGCATCGAACCTGTTTACGACAATGTATGACCAGCGGGAACAAATCCATAAAAATGCAAAACTGAATGCCGGGGCAGATAATATTGACCAGCTCAATAGTAAAGCCATGAACACCACATCCGGTAAAGAACTTGAAGCCCGGGCAAAACTAAATGATGCCTATCTCAACTTTGGCCAAAATATCTTACCGATTTATACCAGTGCGATTGAGGTAGCAACGGAAGCATTAAAAGGTTTCAACACATGGATGCAGCAAAATCCAACACTGGCCAAGTTACTTGGTGCTGGATTATTAGTTATTGCGACTTCATTGGTGGCCATAGGTGGTGCTTTAGTGGTGTTTTCCCCATTGATTTTAAGCATGTTAAGCCTAAGACTGTTAATGACCACGGTTGGTGCTAAGGGAAGCTCACTCGGATTTGTTTTTAGAATGCTTTCTGGTCCAGTTGGAATTTTGCAAAAAGGTTTCACTTTCTTAGGTCGATCAATTCTCTGGTTAAGTCGATTATTTATTGCTAATCCAATTCTTTTGGCCGTGACAGCAATTGCAGGAGCTGCTTATCTTATTTATCAAAATTGGGGGGCGATCACCGGATTCTTCAGTGGAGTTTGGAGTAGCGTAAAACAGATATTCAGTGATGGGTGGAATGCAATTAAGTCTGTCATTCAAAGTGTAGATAGTATTTTTGCGAATAATCCGATTCTGACTTTCATTTTTCCATTTATAGGAATTCCACGGCTCATCATCGCGAACTGGTCTAGTATTTCTAGTTTCTTCAGTGGTCTTTGGAATGGGATTGTTTCTGGAGCAAATAATTTATGGACGAATATAACGCAAATTTTTTCCCCAATAGGAACATGGTTTCTAAATCAATGGAATTCAGTAAAAACTAATACTGCTCAGGCATGGACTGCAATAAAAACAGCAGTCTCGAATGCATGGAGTAGCTTGGTTTCAACCATTCAGACTAATCCAATACTTCAGAAAATCATGAGTGGTTGGCAGAGTATTCTTACATACTTACAGTCACTTAAAGATCAAATGTTGGGTATTGGTCGAAATATTATTGATGGCTTAATTAGTGGTATTAAATCGGGATTTAATGGTTTGAAATCACTATGGGCGCAAATTAATAATTACATGCCTGATTTCATGCGGAAAAAAATGGATATTCACAGTCCGTCTAGAGTCATGCGTGGTATTGGCCGGTTTATCGTGGCAGGGCTTGAAGTTGGCTTGGGCCAACAACATGGTTCGCTTCAGAAAATGTATAAACGTATTGTCGATACGTTTACTGCACCTACGCCTGTAACTTTCACTCCTGGTGCAAATCCTCCGGATCAACAACAAACGTTATGGCAACGGGTCGTTTATGCGAAACTTCCAGAGATTATGGATCAGAACCAGAATATTCAACAGGTATTACAGCCTGCTGAAATCCCAACTATAGCTGACCAAACTCAAGGAATATGGCAAAAGCTATTTAAAGTTAAAGTGCCGAAAATTTTAGGCATGAATCAAACTATAAGTCAGGTGCTACAGCCTGCAACAATACCGGCAATCCCTGATCAGCAACAAAATATTTTGCAGAGTTTACATCCGGCAATTATTCCGGATTTACCGGATCAGAAACAAAGTATTCTTCAAAAGGTTGTTGCTTTAGCAAAACCAATAATTGAAGACGCGCCAATATTTAAGTTATTTGGCCAAATCAAGAATGAATGGAACCGCCTATGGGCTGGGCTAGACAATATCGCGGATAAGTTTCCAGAGAGATTGAAAATGCTGCTTGATGTTCAGCCAGCAGAGCAGCCGACTCTGGCCATGCCTTCATTTACTCCACCTCAATTGCCTCCAGTTATGGTTAAACCACTTCGTGCCGGTGTTTCAGCTTCAGCTGGTGAGCAAGCGTCAAAACCTCATCAAATTAAAGTTGAGGGTGACAGTATTGCGATTTATGTGACTGCTCAACCCGGGCAATCAACAAATGATATCGCTGCTCAAATACGACGTGAGTTAGAAAGCTATCAACGCGAAAAAGAAATGCGTATCCGCGATCAGTTCTGGGATAACCAATAGTAGGAATTAAATAATTATGATGATGATTTTTGGTGTATTCGTCTTTTCGTTGCCAACAGCTACATATCAAAAACTGCAAAGACAAACGAACTGGAGACATGCTTCCAGTTCCCGGGTAGGTGATATGCCTGATTATCAATTTGTAGGTAGAGGAGAGGACGTTATCACGCTTGATGGAAGTATTTTACCTGAGTTCATGGGTACTCCACTGAGTTTGACCACATTGCGGGTTATGGGGGATACAGGGAAATCGTTTCCACTTATCAGCGGTACTGGAAAAATTTTTGGTTTATATTTTTTAGATGATTTAGAAGAAACACAGACTTATTTTTTCCCCAATGGAGCTGCTCGTAAAATAGAGTTCAGAATGACTTTAAAACAGAAAGTTAAACCGGGAACACTCGTAAATAACGTCATTAGTAGTGTCTTGGGGTAACTATGTTCGAAGATATCAGCAATGCTAATGCACAAGCCATATATAAGATAGTTGTTAATGGTACAGACATTACTTCTAAAGTTAATTCACGTCTTATCAATATGACAATTACAGATAACCGGGGTATAGAGGCTGATTCGGTTAGTTTAGAACTATCAGATCATGATGGTTTGCTTGATATCCCGCCAAAGGATGCAGTTGTAGAAGTATGGATCGGCTGGAGTACAACTGGTCTTGTCTATAAAGGTAAATATCTGGTTAAAGAACGTATGCATACCGGAACACCAGATAAACTATCTATCCGGGCTACAAGTGCAGATCTAAAAGCGAGCTTGAAGCGAAAACGAGAAGGCAGTTTTCACGATAAAACTATAGGTGAAATCATCAGCAGTATTGCTGCTAGAAATGGTTTAAATGCTGTTATCCAAGAGAGGTTGGCCAACATTAAACTTGCGCATATTGATCAAAATGAATCAGATGCCAATTTAATGACACGTATTGCAGATGAACATGACGCAATTGCGACTGTCAAAAACGCTACATTGCTTTTTATGGCCAAAGGAAAATCTGAGACAGTTAGTGGCCAAAGTTTGCCTGAAATAGAAATTACCCGGAGGCAAGGGGATCGACATTATTTTAGTGATACCACTGAAGGGGACGATATCTCTGGAGTAACTTGTTACTACTACGATTTACGGAAAGCCCTGAAACAACATGTAATAGTCGGTAACAGTTCACTTAATGTAAAAGAGATTCGTCATATCTTTCGTGATCGTGAAACAGCTTTACATAAAGCACAGTCCGAATATAACTATATCAAGCGTAAAGCAACGAGCTTCAGCTATTCATTCTCACGTGGACGTCCCGAGTTAATCCCTGAGATGACATTTAAATTTTCTGGCTTGAAATCTCCGATCGATGACATAGTTTGGTTAGGTACAAGAGTGGTTCATAAACTGGATGGCTCTGGTGGTTTTAATACAGATATATTGCTGGAAATCATGATGCCGGATGCAGATGATGTGAGCCAATTAATTGATAATGAACGAGGGGATTATACTGGGGTAGTAGCGTACTATGGCTCAGCTAAATCACCTGAAAAAGTTACACAAGGGGATCAATCAAATCCAAAACGTTTAACTTATTTGTATAAAAATAAAATTACTGCTTCAAAAGCGGCTGAACGTGAATTTAAACGGATTCAGGATGAAAAAAAATAATAATAAAAATATTCTCTTTTCTATTTTAACTATGTCTTTATTAGGGGGGATTCATAGAATATTAAATATTGTTGAATCAAACTTCATAATTAGCTTAAATACAAGCTTATAACATAAACATACATAACTTTACTTTTTGTAATATGAGTTTTGAAGACTTGAGGAGAAATTGGAAATGAAAAAGTTCTTTATGTGGGTGGGTATAATTTTTATTGCTTTCATTATTTTAGCACTTGTGGTTGGGGGTAATACTACTAACCAAACTACCTCAACCCAAAACAATGATAATTCTTCACTAAGCCCAGCAGCTAAAGAAGCAACAGATGCTGCAAAAGAAGCTGCTGAAGCCGCAAAAGAAGCTCAAGAGGCAATTGATGCGGCTGCTAAAGAAACTGAACAAGAAGCTACGACTGCTGCGAAAGAAGCTAAAGAGGCAGCAGTTCAAGAAGCACCTAGCTTAACAGGACCACAACGTCATGCTGTTAGATCAGCACAGCAATACCTCAGTATGTCAGGCTTTTCACGTAAGGGATTGATTCAACAGTTATCTTCAGAATATGGTGATGGGTACAGTGTTAATGACGCCACAGTAGCTGTAGACAGTCTGGATGTTGATTGGAATGAGCAAGCTGTTAGATCTGCACAACAATACCTTGATATGAGTGGATTTTCATGTAAAGGGCTAATTAACCAACTCTCATCTAGTGCTGGAGATAAATACACAGTAGGCCAAGCCACCTATGGTGCTCAACAAGCAGGAGCTTGCTCTTAAAACATTAAAAAAGCCGCTAAACATAGGTTCTGCGGCTTTAGGCGAGATGAATATTTAAAAATTACTAATAATCAACTCATTGCCATTATGACTTTCCGCTGCGGCTTTATTATTAACAGTCCAGCGGATTTTTTTATTTTGCATATTGAAGTCATTAAACAACTCTCGAACCTCAGGAACATCATTTAAGCTCAAAATGAACTTACCTTGAATTCTTGATAATTTATCTTTCAATGCAAAGAAATCCTCTTTACCAAAGATATTTTTGCCGTAGTCTTTTTCACAATCCCAATATGGTGGATCTAGATAAAAAAGTGTGTCAGGACTATCCATTCGATTAATTACATAGTCATAACTAGCATTCTCAATTACTACTCTCTGCAAACGTTCATGAACAGAATGCAAATGAGTACGGAGTTCTTCACCTAGCTTTAACCCGGCTTTACGGGCTTTTGAATAACTGAAAGATCCATCAAGCTGACAACTAAAAGCAGATCGAAGTAAGTAATAGAACTTAGCTGCTCTTTGGATATCAGTAAGTCCACGATCATTTTTTTTCATATCATCAAAAATGGTACGTGAAAATAACAGGAGATCAAACTCAGCTAGAAAAGCATCAAAATGGAATTTAAGAACTCGATATAAATTAATTAGGTTATCATTTACATCATTAATTACTTCAACGGTGGAGGGCGTCTTTTTAAAAAGTACCCAACCAGCACCGCCAAAAACTTCCACATAAGTTTTATGTTCTGGCATGAGATCAACGATGGTTCTGGCCAGTTGAGATTTCCCTCCTAACCAACCACTGAAACTATGACCTTGGGGATTGTATTGAACGTTCATTATTCTTACCTGTTTTTGGGTGCTCTAGGCGCTCAGGTAAGGCACTCTCGGTGCTCAGGATATTAATAGATTTACAGCGTGAACATTTGATTTCCAGTGAATCAAAATGCCCAATCTTGGCAAGCAGCTTATAACAGCAGCGACATCTGATCGTGTGCATAAGGTTTTTGATTACAAAAAGAAAAATCTTGGCAATAGTATTCAAAATTACTCAAACACACAAATATTTAACCGTATAATAGAAAAAGTAATATTTATTGTACTTTTGAGAGAGTCATGCGGGGAAAACACCAATTATATTGTCCACATTGCAACGCAAAATTGACGATTAGAAGTAGTAGGCAGCAACATGTATTACTTAGAACGATATGGCTCCAATGTAGCAACGTTATGTGTGGTTTTACTGGGGCTGGGATCATAGAAATTACACACCAAATCTCCCCTAGTTCACAAAAAAATCCTGATATTAACCTTAAGAAACTTAAACGTAGACCTGATAAATACGTTAAAGAAATTGAACCGATTCCAAATCTTAATTTATTTCCTGAGCTGGAGGACTCTTAATGAGAAATGGAATTCTATTAATCACTTTATTTTTGGTAGGTTGTACTGCCAATACAATAAACACAAATGTTGAGGTAGGTATTTGTGTTAGAGCACTATAAAAAAAGCCGCTTTAAGCGGCTTTTATAATTTATATACAAGGGTAATCAAAAATTTCTGGATTTTCCTTTTTCAAACTTTCTTGCCATTTAGGTTGCTGTTCTTTTAGCCAGTTATTTAAATCTGGTATTTGTTCAATATTACGCTTTACTGACTTTATATAAGTTGGGTTAGTAACAAACTTGCCCATTAAACATAAAGTATTTAGGGGTATCGGTTCTACAGTTTTTTCAAGTTTGAAATTCGCACTTGCTTGGTCATCATATCTTTTTAATAAACCAAGTTTATAAATCGCGTCTTCATACATTTGTTTCGTTAAGGCTGTAGGTTCTTCTTTTGAAACCAGTGCATAAGTACCAGCATCAATATTATAAGCTGTAGGTAAAAATCTAGCTTGGAGATCTAGTTCTTCTTGAGGACTTGTTTTTGCACTGCACGCAGTTGTAAAAACGGGGAAAAGACAAATTAATAAGAATTTCTTCATTCTAAAAAATTCCTTTATATTAGAGCAATATAAAAAAGTCGCCTATAGCGACTTTAAAATTTAAAAACAGGGATAATCGAAAGCATTTTTTCCTTCTTTTTCTAACATCGGTTTCCAAATATTTTTTTTATCTTCAATCCATTTAAGCAATGAAGCATGATATTGCTGATCCATTTTCATATCAGATTGATGGGTATAAGATTCTACAAATTTACCCATTAAACAAAGTGAATTGATTTGAACAATATTACTTTGTTTTTCAATTTGAACACCTTTAGCTTGTGACTCATATCTTTTCAATAGTCCAAGTTTTAACACAGCTGTTTTATAAAGTTCTTGTGTTAAGGCGGTCGAAGGTTCCTTCATCGCTAAAGCATATACACCACCGTCAATACCTAAAATTGTTGGTAAAAAGCCGGCTTGGATATTGAGTTCCTCTTGTGGGGAAGGCTTTGCATTACAGGCAGTTATAAAGACTGATAGAAATAAAATACTTATTAATTTTTTCATTACTAATATTTTCACTTTTCAGGGGAATTAAACGTCGTCAGGATACAAACCTTGTTGAGAAAGCTGTTTTAACATTGCTGGATTGTAATCTTGATTAAAAAGGTGTCTATACATTTTCCTATTAATTTGTGTAGCGAATCCCCCATTCATTGCAATAAGGTCAGCACCAACCATGATTTTATCTATTCTTAAATCTTCAATGGTGCCTTTTAAACTAATCAAGTCTTCAATCGCAAATGAAGACGTAAAACGAGTAGTAAAAGCTGTTTGTTGAAAAATTGCTTGTAGTACTGCTGCCTCTTTTACATAGTGTTTTCTTAAATAATGTTGAAATTTTACATACATACCAGTATGAAAACCGGTAGTACTTAATATGCCATCATTAAGTTTAGATACGTCATATTCCATCCCGAATCTGACAGCAAGGAGAAACTCTAATTTATTGTTTCGTGCTACAGCTTCCCAATGGTGAGCTGGCATCATAAATGTATATGGTTGGGCAATTGGTCGATTAAACTGAAAAAAACAGAAGGGCTTAGGAACACTACAGCTTTCATGTGTTGTAGGAAATCCGTCCCATGCTTCACTTGATGCCGGAATATGCTTGGTTGCTGGGGGTAATTTATTATCCATTATTTACTCCAACGGAGGCATAGGTTCTGAAAGGTCTAAAGTTTCGATTTTGACTTGTTCTGGCTTAACACCTGTTACTGCAAGTTCAGTTTTTCCTGCTCTATTGGTTTTTCCTTGAATTTTTTCGCCAGATGGTAACGTTAGTTCATATGGAAAATCAGTAAGGGGTTTACCAGTATTTGGGTCGTTAAATTGAAACACGACACTATTCTCTTTTTCTGAATTCTGAACAAAGCTATCGTTCGTAGAGGAACTTCCAGATCCGCTTGAAATACCTTGATCACGTACCCATAAACTTTGACTTGGTAAGAATGTTGCACCGCAGCTGGCTTTGTCACCAGCCACAATAATTGCTCGGCCATTAATAACAACAAGTGGGCTACTTGATAGCGCTGTAACCATGACTTTACATTTAGGGCAGAAGTGAGTCATACCCTCAACATGAGCTGCTTTACCATCAATTAAATATGTACTATCACCAGTACTAACTATTCCACCGTGATCGGTAGTATTGCCTATAACGATTGCTGGTTTCATAAATCCATACCTAAATTATTATTCATCTTTAAGTTCATCTAAATTAATTCTTTTCAATTCTAAAATCATTAATGCATGTTGTTTCCTCTGCATATAGCGCATAAACAACAACCCTAAATAAATTTGAATAAAAACAAAAGGTATAATTACAAAAACAATTAATAATGCATTTTCCCAAGAAACCTTTTCAGGCTTAATTAATAAAGGTAGCGTAAACAAAACATATGAAAACATTCCATTTAATACAAAAATAATTTCACCAATTTTATAGTTTCTATGTGCTTTTTCACGATCTATTGGCTCAGCTAATTCTAGCTCTTTTTTCTCTCTATTAAAATTCAAGAACTTAGAGCTGTTTTTATACATGCTTCGAAAACTATTTTGATCCTCAAACCCATTTACATAATTAAAGAAACCTAAGTTGTTTTCGGGTATTTTATAAAAACTTTTATATTCCAAGACTTTCTTTTTATACCTAAAATATTCTTTTTCTTCATTTGAATATTGAGGTGAATCAATTCTCTCATCAATCCTTTTTAAATCTCTATTTTTTATAGATGAATACAGCTTATAACCACCTTCAAAAAATTCATTTTTTTTAATGTAATTAACGAGGTAGAGAAGAAGTAAAACACCAGTAAGAGTATAAATATATTGTTGACTAAGAATTTTATTTTCTACAATAAGTTTATAGAGTTCTGTCACTAATTCCTCCTACAAATAAACTTTCACTAGTTATTGAGCATATTTATAGCAGAAAAATAAAGATAACAATGTGTTGACAACGCATTGTTATCTTTATTATATTGATTTAGCACATTGTTAAATGTGTTACACCGCAAAATCGGTGGCAGATGTGGAAGTCTGTAAAAAATACAGAGAGCAGAAAATATCCGCTCAAAGCGGCTTTTTTTTGCCTAAAAAGTCTGATCGACTATACTTGCTATGGTAGATCGGGCAGGGCAGTCTTTGACTGGCCGGTTCTCTGTAACGGTACTTCCACCCCTGTTCGGTCTATCACCATTCTGTGGAAGGAATGGCGGTAGGTTTGGAAAAACCTATACAGAGTATTCATCATGACTAATCAAAATCATGGCGTAGCTACACGCCTACCAAATAATATCCATCCGTTCCCGGCTTTCGTCGGACCTATTCATCCTGCAGCAGTTCTACAAAACGTACTGGACTATTCGGTTCAGGAGCGTATGTATCAAGTTTGCCTGCAGCGTTTGCTCTCACCAGATTTTGCTGGCCAAACTGTTTCTGTAATTCCCGAGTATCAGGAGGAGGATTTCGAAGGAGGCGTTAAACTCTATATGCATCCTGCTGTTATGGCTTTTTTACTTATACTGTTTTTAACATCTGTTTATTTACTTGTAGGGGTATGAGCCAATGACGACACTCGAATTACAAAATGCAGTTTTCATTCAAAATGACCAAATTAAAACTGACAGTCTTAAAGTTGCTGAAATATTTGGCAAGCCACATAAGGACGTTTTACAAAAGGTAAAAACCTTAGATTGTTCGCAAGAATTCACTGAGCGAAATTTTTCGCTCAGTGATTACATGGATAAATCCGGACGTTCATTACCAATGTATGAAATGACTAAAGATGGTTTTATCTTTTTAGCAATGGGATATACGGGTACAAAAGCTGCTCAGATAAAAGAAGCTTATATAAAGGCTTTCAACCAAATGGCAGAGCTGCTCTTAAAACAGCGAAACCAATTGCAAACGATAGAGGTCGGATCAGTTGTTCAACTACGTTCAGGCAGTCCTAACCTGACTGTAAATAACATTTTTGATGATGTTGCCGAGGTTATTTGGTTTAGGGGAGGACGTATCGTTCGTGAACATCTTCCACTCAGTTGCTTAAGTTTGGGGGAAAGTGATCGGATTGCACCAAATTTTGTGAGCTTGCTAGAAGCATTTTGGTCAAATATGTATGCACATGGCATTCATAACTTTAATCATAGCAATCGAACTGACCAGATTGCGATTAACCTTACGCAAGTTTTAGACCTCTTTCCAGAGTTATTTAAGCGCTCAGAACTAATTCAGACCTTACCACATAGTAAAGCTCCTTACCCTGTGTATTTGGAGCACAACATTGCGATTCAAAGCAGATTAGAACGTAAAACTATTCGTTGTTGGGTATTTAAAAGTAACCAGCCAACAATGATTGATGTCGGTCGCTAAGGGAGTATGACAATGAAAGAAGATATGATTCCTTATGTACCTCTTACCCCTCGTGTCGTAGTAGCTGATCCGAATCAAATGCCTATACTTGCTTATTTCATGACTATCTTGGATGCGGCAAGTAAACAAGAACTAGATTTTAACCATACGCCTGAGCTTTTTGGTTTTTTAAGTATTAATCCTAATCAAATAAATGACTTAGCAGAATTAACATCGTTGGAACCAATCGATGTGGCAGATTTAAAGAAGGCTTTGGGCAGTTTAATTTATCCAGTTTTCCGGGGGGAAACTACGATTAATAGTCCACTTTGGAATAATCAACCTATCGTCGTTTGGCAATTTCAATTGAATATTATGAATAGTTGGAACTTTAAAACGATGAATAATTCAGTAGATAGAGCAGTAGTTTCATTTGATCAAGTATTAGGTATGGTTCGTATTTTAAGAAGTTCGCTAGAAGCAAGACATCAAGATCCTGAAATTACTTTGAATGCAAATGATATTGCTAATGTGCTTTTAATGGTTGAAGAGAAGCTGTCAGAGGTACAGCAGCTTCTCGACCCGGAGATAGGAATTCTGGACGATTAGGCCTTAATGCTGAATATCAGATGCATAACCTTCAATTAATGCCAATAAACTGCGTTGAGCATGTTCTGGTAATTGCCGATAGGCTTTAAGCATTACTGATTCTTCAGCCGTCAGACCCTGATGATCAGGGTCTGCACCAAGTAGGATGTAATGGATATCTAATCCTTTTTTATACATTTGTTGTAAATAAACCCATTGGTATGGGACATGATCACGAAGATAGTTTCCTACTGTATTTTCGTGAGCTCCAATCTCACGTGATAACCGTTTAGCTGGAAAATTGCATCGACGTACTTCTCTTTGGAAACGTTCGGTCATTTCTTTTGTTACGACGCTATCGGACATATATTGAACCTTTGATACTTAAATCGGTACAAACAATGTGTTATCTTTGTTGTAAGCACATTATTAGAACCTTAGGATACATCATGAACACACAAACAACACCATATCCACGACAAAGACAGAAACGTATAACTGCTGAAAGAAAGCCTTTCACGATCTATCTAACTGAAGAACAAAAAAAGGAGTTAGAAGACACCGCCAATGAACGTGGTCTCAGTAAAGGTCTTTTAGCAATGAGTCGCTATGAAGCCGGTCTGCAACTTGAAAGACAAAAGGAGCAGTAATGATGACTCAATTTGTGCATTACCAAAACAAACAGCCTCGAGACAACCGACGCAATGTGAACTTAAACGATTCAGAAACCATGCTATTTGATGCTATGTCACGTATTACCGGAACACCAATCGCAATCATTATCCGCGAGTTCGCTCTACGCCATGCCATACGTCTCATCATGGACACGGATCAATCTATCTTAGATCGCATCATGAATACAGGCGCGCCAGAGCACCTCCAGAGAGGATAAAGGGGTAAGCCGAAAATGAGACACAAAATGCTACTTAACGAGCAAGAAGAAAAAGTTTTCGAAGAGGTTCGCCAATTATTCAATTTGGCGACCATTGAGGAAGCGATTGAATTTGTGATTCAGCAAGGCATTCAAACCCAACTACAGCAAATTGCTGAACGTGTAGTACAACCTAGAAAATCCTAAGAGTTAATGATGTATCCAGAGACGCAAAGAGAAGCAGTCCGCAGACTTGAAAACGAATTTCACTTTAAGAAAAGAGGGGAATATCTAACTCAAGGCATATGCCCAAACTGTAAGCATAAAGAACTATATGCTTATGCTGAAGCCCCGTGGACAATTCAATGTAATCGACGCAGTAAATGTGCCCATGTTGTTTACTTACGTGATCTCTATCCAGATCTCTTCGAGAACTGGGAAAAACGCTTTGAGCCAACTAAGGAAAACCCAACTGCAACAGTAGATGCATATCTTGTTGAAGGTCGAGGTTTTCCGATCGAAAAACTGCGTGGCCATTACACGCAAGAATATTACAAAGTATGGGGTACTGATTTAGGCTCTGTCACAATACGTTTCCCAATTACTGATGACCCAAACAACGTTGGTTATTGGGAACGTTGTCTTGATGACAAAGGTAAATTACCTAAAACCCCAAATCCTAAGAATTTCAAAATGCAAGGGCATGGTTGGGTACCACCTGAAACTGATCTGGTTAATGCTCAAGAAATTTGGATTACAGAAGGAATTTTTGACTCGATTGCCTTGTGGCTTTCTGGTGTAACTACTTTCACCGCATTAACTTGCAATAACTATCCATCTATATTGCTAAATAAAGTTGCTGAACAATGTAAACAGGAAGATAAACCACGGCCAAAAATTATTTGGGCATTTGATGCCGATCAAGCTGGTCGTGATGGTATTGATAAAAATATTGAACGTGCAAAAGCTGATGGCTGGGATTGTGCAGCTGCATTACCACCTTCAGGTTGGAATAAGACAGATTGGAATGATCTATATAAACAAGAACGATTAACTGAATCAGATCTTAAAAACTATCGTTATTTCGGTGATCTTCATACAGCAGAACGTCCTGCTGATAAAGCCATTTTGATGTTCAAACGTACTAAATCCAATAGCTTCCCGTTTGACTTCAATAACCGTTTGTATTGGTTCAAGATGGATGCTGATGCATATAACGTTAAGCTCCGCGAAATAGGCATGGAAGATGATGACAATGAAGATTGGTTGCAAAAAGAAAAAGACGAATTTGACGAAAAATTAATTGATCAGGCTATCCGTAGTTGTTACTCAGTTACAGAAATTGCTAACTGTAAACCTACAGCTCTCTATTACCAATATTCTGCCGAAATTGATGATGCAAAATACTATTTCCGCATTGATTTTCCAAAGAATGCTCAACCGGTAAAAAATACATTCACTGGTGGACAGCTCTCCGCAGCATCTGAATTTAAGAAACGACTTTTAGCAGTTGCTCCGGGCGTAATTTATACCGGAAATGGTGCTCAGCTTGACCGGGTTTTAAGAAACACAATTGAGAATATTCGCCGGGTTCAGCTTATCAACTACATTGGTTATCACCATGAACTTCAAACCTATGTGCTAGGTGACATTGCGGTGCAGCATGGGAAAACCTATCACATAAATGCAGACGATTATTTTGCATTACCGAGACAGGTCAATCTAAAAGCAAATGTACCTTTCGCATTAAAAATCAATAAGGAACAAGGTGAATATAAAAAGGAATGGATCAAAGATCTGATCGAAGCTTATGACGTTCGTGGGCTTGTCACCTTAACGGCTTTTTTTGGAAGTTTGTTTGTTCAGCAAATTAGAAAAAAACATAAGTCATTTCCTTTCCTTGAAATTGTTGGTCATGCAGGTACAGGTAAATCCACCATGCTTAATTTCATGTGGAAGCTCTTAGGTCGTGAAGATAATAACGGGGACTATGAAGGTCTTGATCCAAACAAAACATCGGAATCAGGCTTAATCCGCACATTCCGCCAAGTCTCAAATTTACCTGTGCTTTTGATTGAATCAGATCGCTCTGGAGAGAATCAGCCTTATACACGCCAGTTCAATTGGGACATGCTTAAGACCTTATATGATGGGGGGTCTCTCGGTGCACGAGGCATGAAAACTGGCGGAAATGAAACTTATGACCCGCCTTTCATGGGATCATTAATTGTAAGTCAGAATGCTGAAGTAAATGGTTCTGAAGCAATCAAAGGACGTTTCCTGCATATAGGTTTTGAGAAAAAACATCTCACAGCACAATCTCTTGCTGCGAGTAAACGTCTCCAGAAATATAAAATCCAAGATGTTAGTTACTTTATCCTTAGCTGTTTAGAAAAAGAAGAAAAGATATTAGAAACATATGAGCAGCTGCAGGAAGAATATGATGACATGATTCGCAATTCATACACGATTGAAAGCTCTCGAATCATTCATAACCACTCACAATTCATGGCTTTATTTAAGAGTATGGCCAAACACGTCATTCAGATTGATGAAGAGACTCAACGCAGAGTTATAGAAGAATTAGCTGAGATGGCTATTCAACGTGATAAGGCTCTTAAACAAGATAGTGCAATTGTTCAAAACTTCTGGGACACCTACGAACAGATCGAGGCGCACAAATCTTTTACAGAAGATACTGTACTTAATCATCACAGCAAGCGTCATAAATACATCGCGATCAACTTCGCCCACCTCTACAAAGTGGCAGCAGATTTACGCTTCAACCTACCTGAAGTGAGAGAGCTTCAAGATGCCCTGCGTCAGAGCATGCATTACAAATTCTTAGATTCAAACAAAATGGTGTCCAGCAAGATCCAGAACGGAAGATCCGTTCGTTGCTGGCTGTTTGAGGTTCCAAAAACGACCAACACCAATGACTAACAATAGGAGAGAAGTCATGTATCACTTAATCGCTAAAGAAGTTCACGGAATAAAAACTTGGACTCATGTTTTAGGAAAAAACATTCCTAACGTTCCAAAGTCTTTTAGTGTGGATCGCTATAACCTTTCGGTATCACTTATGTTTTTACCGCAAAGTGATTTAAAGGATTTTTTTAAAGGAGTTTTAGCTTCTAGTTCAAAACTAGCTTTTTCATTCGAAATACAAAAGGTTGAAGAATCTACTTATCAAACAGTTTCTATTTTTAAAGGAATGGATGTTATCCCAGAAACAGGCCGTGAACTTGTTTTACACATGGTAACGGGGCAATTTTTGGCTCCAGCAATCTATAAAAAAAGTTGTGGCCACTTCCATACACCGGGTGGGGAAGCACGGCCATATATGATTAAAGAATGGGCTTATCAAGATGAGTTGAATCAAGCTTTAGGTCTTGTACCAGTTGATTCTGAGACATTAGAACAACTTAACAAACGGGCAGATGCAGATAACCCTAATACAGGCTTTAACCCGGAGAAAATTTTCGATGCCATAACAGAAGCAATAAGTGAAATTTTCCCTGAAGCAAAAGTTCAAGTTCGTAAATCATAAAATTTTAAGAAGCACACATACAGAAGCGGCCACTTCTGTATGTGTCACATAACAACTGGAGAGAAGTCATGCAAAGCGATTCTAACGCACAAATCAGTTTGAGAAATAAATTTCCTTCTGCTTTGTCAGAGGAAATGTTCAACAACAACGTCGTATTTAGCAAGATTCTACATGTACCGACACTCAATGTAGGACAAAAAGTTAGCGAGGATTTTGAAGAATTTTTATGGGCCTTAGACTCTCAAAATGCGGATGATTTAATTGAACAGCATCCAAAATTGGAAGGTTTTATTAAAAATGTTCAAAGAAACATGAGTAGGGGATGGTTTGAAGATCACGCAAATGATTTAGCTAATGATCATAGCGACTTTGAATTTCTAATAAATCTTGAAATTGCTATTCCATTTAATTTCCGGTTTTCCGAAGACGGGAAATATCTTTCTAATTCAATTGGAGGCTATTCGCGTCTGCAATGGATCTTTGCAACTAGTATGAAGGATGCAGCAGAACAAGCGATTAAATTGGCTGAAGAAATTCGTGCTGAAGAAGAACAAAAAGCTCGTATAGAACAAGGTATAAAGGGGGCCGACCATGTTTAAATATTATTGCGAATGTGGAGGTCTAATACTCCCTGATTTTGATGCTTATAAAGTTGGCGATAAAGTTAAATTCAGAGTTCAAAAAAGGGAAAACAGATATCAAAGTAAAATCTTTGTCAGTCTGAAAGAATACAAAGGAGAAATAACTGCGATTGATGGGGATGCAATAACAGTAAAAGCTCATGTAAGAACCTATATTTTTAACCGCCATGAAATTATGCCTATAGCTGCACCAAGTCCGATTGCTTATTTACTTATTGGTAGTTGTCGTTGCCAGTTAAATAAAGGAGTGAGTATATGCGCGGAATAAATAAAGTCATTCTTGTAGGGAGTCTTGGAGCTGATCCTATTACAAGACAATTTCCGAATGGTTCTTCAATAACAAACTTTTCTATTGCTACTTCAGAAAAGTGGCAGGACAAACGTACTGGTGATTGGATAGAGAATACTGAGTGGCATCGAATTGTGGCGAACAATAAATTAGGAGAAATTGCTCAAAAAATTCTAAAAAAAGGTTCAAAAGTTTTTATCGAAGGCTCTTTGCGTACACGACAGTGGACCGATCAAAATCAAAATCAATTCACTGTGACAGAAGTAAGGGCAGATCACTTACAAATGCTGGATAGTCTTCCACAAGCAAACCCTTATTAATTAGTTAATGAGAGATTAAAAGTGATGAATAGAAACAATAATTTGACTTTTGGCCAGTGGTGGGAATGTGAAGAAAACGTTTTAATCACCATGCTTGAAGACAATAAACCTGTTCATTTTATTGCTGAGGTTTTAACTAGAGACTATCACGGAGTAAGAACCAAAATTGAAGTCTTACTTCGGAATGGAAGAATTCCATTGGAACTAGTGAAAAAAACTAAGAAATAAGTAGCCTTAGAGCACCTTTAGCGCACCTCGCTAAGGTGCTTTTTTACGTTCAAAATTCAGTAAAAGTACCCAAATTGTAGGAAAAATCATGTCAGCGGGACTCGAAATACGCGGGAAATCTTTAAGGATTTGGATGCGTCCGGTACCAACAGAACCAGTCATTAGAGAGACATTAGACTGGGAATTTACGCCTGAAAATCGGGATAAAGCGGAGAAGCTTGCCAATTATATTAAGTTGGAAATTCAGCTTGGCCAATTTAATCTGGCCAAACATTTCCCAAACTCTAAACATTTAAAAAAAAACCAAATTAGTTACTATGCCCAACTTTATTTAAGTCAGACAATCAAAGAAGTAGCTCCGAGTACATATGACTCATACAAAGGTCATGTTTACAATCACATCATTCCAAAATGGGGACAGACGAACCCGAAAGATATCAATACAAATATGCTTAAAAAATGGATTGAGGTCTTAAAAGAAAATTTAAACAACAAAACAGTTAGGGAAATTGTCACTAGGTTTTCCCAAATCCATGCAATTTGGCGTGATGAAAGACAAATGCCGTATAACCCATTTGAAAATATCGTAATTCATCAAGTTGATACACCCGAACCCGATCCTTTCAGTAAAGTTGAAATTGCGATGATTTTAAATACTGAAACTGACTTAGACATTCAAAATCTCTTGCCTTGTTTATTCTGGACTGGGCTTTCAATGTCTGAACAGATCCCAATAGCGTGGGAAGATATTGATCTGGAGAAGGGTACTATTCAAATCTCCAGATCCTATGTCCGGGGAATCTATCGAGTGACAAAAAATCGACGTAGGAAACGGAGAATTAAGCTGCTTGAACCGGCAATTAATGCACTAAAAAAGCAATATCAAATTACCGGCAACGCGAGAGCTAAAACAATCGAAGTACTTCAACGTGACAACAAGACAAAACGAACTGAAAAAGTTCGTTTTGTATGGATCAATCACGAACGGTCGAACCACTTTGAGTATCATGAATTAAGGTATCGTTGGAACAAACATTTAAAGAAAGCCAAAGTGCGTAAACGTGGTATCAATCAGGGCCGTCATACATTTGCAAGTCAGCTTTTAACTTCTGGCCAAGTTCCACCAGAATGGATCGCAGAGCAGCTTGGCCATAGTGATACATCGATGATTTATAAACACTACGGGAAATTGATCGCTGAAGATATGCCGGACTATATCACTAAGCTAAACAACTACATCATGATGTAA